CGGGTTACAAAGCTAAACACCTACAAGAGGCTGTTACATTTTCTAGGGTGCAGTTAGTATCCAGTTGCGCTACCGAATAATTACTGGGCCTATACTTGAACAGGTAGTTCTTATTAGTTTAGACTTTAGTGAAAATGGGTTTATAACAAAAGGTAGTCAAAAGAGGCTTTTGTTGTATGACCCTAGTTATACTGCTGATTTTTTATTTGTCAACAGTTATCTGGCAGAACCAGTTACGTCATAGACGAATTTACCACTACGCATTGCAGCATTAATCTCATCTGAACGTTCTTCAAATTCTTTGTCAGACATTTTTGCAATCTCTGACTCTCGAATTGTTCCATTTGCGTCAGCTACATCTACTTCCGTTTTACTACGTTTAGTAACTGTTTTAGCTGCGTCTTTTGTTTTAGCTTTTTTAGCTTCTACAGTAAGCCCTTTATCTGATTTATATAAATCAATTACACGAACTACTGAAGCTGGGTCATCAGAGTTTTCATAAAGTGCATCACGTACCCATTTAGGTTGTGCGTCTGCCCAGTCATGAAATTCATCTGAGTCTCGCAAATCGTCAAAGTCTTTATGGGACTTTCTTATTTCATTTTCAGCTTTTACTCTGTCAGCTTCTGCTTGAGCTTCGTCTAGTTCTTTAATACGAGTATTAGCTTTTTCAAACATTTCTTGTGCTTTTTTAGCTGCAATTGTTTCTACAATACCAGCTACATCAGGGTATTCTCTTGACCACTCCTCAATATCTTCATCTGACTTGGGAGGAATAATACCCATTCTTTCAGAACTTTTTTGGAGTGCTTCTAGTTTAGTTTCCCACTCCTTTTCTTTCTGTTGCATGTGGCGTCTTAAATCACCATAACGTTTTTTGAAGCTTCTTTCTTCTGCAGATAACGTTTCTTCTTTAACTTCTGTATTGGCCTCTTTCGCTTCAATGTTTTCTTCTTTTTCTGGTTGCTGTTCTTCGTCTGGTTCAATTTCACCACGCTGTTCAGCTTCAAGACGCTTGATCTCCTCTTCTTCATTTTGCATACGTTGTTGACGTCTGGCGTAGTTTGAGCCTCGTTCAACAAATCCTGCAGTTTTTGGTGTTTCAATTTCTGCTAGTTCAGGCATATTCCATCTCCTTTATGTTGGGGCCAGCTATTACACTGGGTAGCCTTATAGTTATTAGTATAGGATTATTTGCGTTTCATTAAGCCGCCTTTATTTAATAATGCATACTCATCGTCTTTTTTAGCAATGTCTGCGTAACTTTTTGCCGCTGCTCCAGCCGCTGTTCCAGTTTTTGCAGCTTTTTCTGCAGTTGCAACCATACTATCTTTGTCAGTTCTAGTTTTAGCTACAAAAGCTGCGTGTTGTTTTTTAAATGCTTTTTTATCCTTGTCTTCTTTAACAGTTGGTGTAGTTGTAGTTTGTACAGGTGTTACATTAGTTGGTCTTGTTGGAGGTCTTAGTGATACGTCTGGGGCAAGTTTTGTATCAGAATCTGCTTTGTAATATCCCAGATTATCATCATCACCAGGAACATATGTATATCCTGGTGAAGCAACATCTTCCATAACCTTAATAAACTTAGGATCTTTTTCTCCACCTTTAAATATTTTGTTCCCAAATGGATCAACAGAATCTGCAGTAAGAAACAGACCCTTACCTCTATTTTTAGGGTTGGTTATAATATCAATAGCTAGTTGATCTCCATTTATAAGCTCTGTTCCAAAAATATCTAAGTTATTACTTGTTACATAGTTTTTATATTTAGTTTTTAATCCTGCAAGACTTTCTTTTTGTGAAGCAGTTAAACTACTCTCTGGAATTGAAGATAGAACATTAATATTAGCAGCTACTTGGGCAGCATTAGAACCTTTTGCAAAGAGTCCAAGAACACCCCCTCCTAAAACTTTACCAAGAAATCCAGCAAGACCTGTAGCAGGGTCTAGAGCACCAGAAGACTCACTTAGCAGCTTATCTACATCATCATAACTGTATTTATCCATCCACGCATCAGGATCACCTTGTGGAACATCTGGCTTATCTCTGTCATCACCACCTGTAGGCTGAGGGGTTTGCACAGGGTCAGGAAGTACACACATACCTGTCTCTGGATTAAATACCATACCCCTTGCTGCACAGCTTTCTGGGGTATCTACAGGAGGAGTAACAGGTTGTCCAACAACAGGAACTGGTGTATTAGGTGGTTGAGTTATACTTTGAGGTGCATTACTAAAACTTCCATAGTATCTAGTTGGTTGATTATAAGCCTGTTGTCCTGGAGTTTGGTACACAAAACCTGCACCAGGATTTCCTTGTAGTGGAGTTTGCATTGGGTTAAATGGAGCTGGGTTCTGTAAAGGCATTGGAGTTTGAGCTACCCCTGGTTGTGCAGGAGCTACTGAAGGTCCAGAAAATCCACCTTGAACCATTGTTCCAGTGTTTGCATAAACAGGCTCTCCACCAATACGACCATCATTTTCCATTTGTTTTAGTCCACCTTTAGCTTTATTACGTAAATCTTCAAAGTGTTTTACACCATAAAACTGAACAACATCAGCAGGAACAACATACTCACCTTCAGATAACTGAGCAGGAATATCATCTCTAACTTCTTTGGCCATAGAACCAGGAGGTATTTCGTTACCTGATACAGGGTCTACTTTCATACCGTCATCTTTTAGTCCACCTTCTCTCATAAAGGCCATTTCCATTTGTCTGTTCATATCTACTGTGCCTCCTTCGGCATAATTTGGTTTTGTAGGGCCAAAAAGATCAAAACCTTGAAGATCTTTATCTATACCTTTTGCATATCTTGCAAAATTAATTCCCCCCGTTGCATACCTTAAAATTTCTTCATCTGTCATAGGTCCAAGTTTTAGCTTAAAATCTTCTACTTTTTTACCCATAAGACTTTTAGGCTCATCAGATTGAAACTCTTTTAAAGTTTCTATTTTACGTTCTCTAGCTAAGTTAGAGGTTACTTTAGGTTTAGGGACACTTCCTACCGTAGCAATTTCTTCTGCACGTCTTCCAACAACTCTACTTTCTACTTCTGAAACAGTTTTCATATAAGTTTTAAAAAGCTCTGACTCTAACTCTCTCATTTTACGAGCTATCTTTTTAGCTACGGCAACATCACCAAAAACTTCACCTGGATTTGGAACTTGACCTGGTAATATAGCGCCTGTAGAAGTTTGGTCTAATGCTCCTGTACCTCTTTGTTTTTCAAATGTGTCTAGTATTTCATCTCGTAACTTTACAAAATTTTTATTTTTCTCTAAAATATCTTTTTCGATTTTGTAACTAGGATATTCTTTTATACCTACTCTACCAAAAAACACAGGATTTCCGCCCAGTTGTTTTAAACCTGCTATTTTATAATCTTGAAATTGAGCTGCGTGTTGCAGTTCGTGAAAAAACGTATTTCTAAAATTCTTATTGTTAGGGGATGTTAAACTTTTATTATTTGGACCAAATACAATAGCACCCTGACTACCTACATTAGGATCAAAATGTGCTCCAGAACCAGTTTTTTTAGGATCAATATAAAAGGCTACATTTCTTAAATTGGGATATTCTTTAAAAAGTTCTGTATGAGTTGGAATTATATGTCCAACAGCTATAGGATAATGTCTAGTAGATTCTTTTAAAGTTTGAAATCCATCGCTACCTTTAATTTCAACACGGCTATCATCTATTTCAAACTTAAAAGGGTTTTCTGGTATATCTCCAACATAATCACTAGACTTACCTGTTTGAAATCTGCCTGTCATTTGTTCAATTTGACTAGGACTATAACCTCTTTCTTTTAATTCTTTAGCTCTGTCATAATTACTGTCGTAGTAACCTGTAGCTCCTGGTCCAGCAATAATTTCAGATTCAGGTTTAGGTTCGGGTGCATCTAAAGCTTTAATTATTTTATCTGCACCAATATTGTTGGCTACTTTTCTAAGACCTGCTTTAGCTGCTGTGCCTAATCCAGGAATTAAACCAATTAATTCTGATCCACCAAGAAGAGCTATCTTACCGTAGTTAGGGTCATCTTTTTGCAGCTCTTCCTGTATTTCTTCTACAGTCATAGCTGTACCGATTCCTGGCAAAGCTCCTAATACGTTTTCTACTACTTGCCCAGTTCCTTCTTTAGACCTTTCTAAATAAGCCTGACTGGGTCTACGCCTACGCCTACCTTCTGCATCTGTATTAAATGCTTCTTCAGTTTGTACAGATAAGCCACCTTTTTCATAACCTTTTTTAGGAGCAGACTCTAGGAATTTTAAAAAAGCAGGGTCTTGATTTGCAAGTTCTTCTGTAAATTCGTAATTAATATCATTGTAGGTAATCCTTCTAACGTCCATTACCTTATCCCAAGTATAATTTGCGTAGTTTTGTCTTAAAGAAACTTGTTTTATTTCTTCCCCTTGAGCATTATAAGCCCATTGATTTCCACCAACAACATTTATGTAATTAGAATTACCTTGAGAAGTTATCCTATCTCCTGCGTAAAATGTTACATGATCTGCTATTCCATATCCTTTTTCTCCTGGTTTATCCCAATCAAAAATAACCAGATCACCTTCTCTTATATCTTCTGGTGCAACAGGAGTACCGTATTTTCTATAAGCATCTGCTCTAACTCTAGCAAAAGTATTTTTTGCTTTTAAAGGGTCTGCCCCAAGTGCTGATAAAATATGAGTTATAAATGTTGCACACCAAGCATCTTTAACAGGATCTAATCCTGATTTTCCACCTACAGCACTGTCCATCCAACCTTTTAAAGCTTTTATTGCATCTGGATTATCAGAAGAAAAATTAGAAATAATTTTAGTTGTTTTAGATCTAGGATCACTTTCTCCTCTTATTAGATAGCCTAACTCAAGAATTTTGTTTATAGGACTTTGACGTATAGGTTTTATATTTTCAGGTCTAGCTCTAGGTCTTAGAAAACCTTCTTGCTCTAAAGGTAAATCTTTTGATGGTTCAGTCTCTGTTAGATCAGGCTCTTCTTCCATTACTTTTTTAACAGTTTCTTTTAAATTACTGTCTAAATTTAACTTAGGTCTATCTAATTCTTGTTGCTGTCTTATAGAAGCTTCAGGAGTATAGGGTTTACTTGTAGTTGGATCTATTACAGCAGGGTCAGAAAATCCAACTGTTCCCATAGCTCTTTCAGTTTGACTAACCATTAACTTTCTCTCTTAATCTTAATAAAGAACGCAATGCACGTATTTCTCCTTGAAGCCTGTACATCTCGTCAAGTTCACGAGACTGCTCAAGGGATACATGAGTGAAAGCAATCCGTTCAGCAATTTCTTCGATAAACGGACTGTACAATTCAGGATTGTTGACAAAAGGTTTAAGCGTATTATTCACAACAAGTTTCATTTACTGTATCGGTTGTTCGCCAGTATTGCCTGAGAAGCCCTGTTCTCCTGGCTGAGGCGCTGTTCCTGTTCCTATGGTACCTCCCCCACTACCTTGGGTATCTCGTACCTGTAAGCCAGCAGGAGCGCCTGGTGGAACACCTGGTTCAGGCTGTGGTGGTGGATTAGCTTCTTGGAACTTTTTAAGAATCTCAGCCTGTACTGCAGCCTGTGTCATGTTGTTACCAACCTTATCAGGATCAAGATCCATAGACTTAGCAATTTCACGTACAATATAATCCATACGTGCAAATGGTGCCAGTGCTGGGTTTTGTACAACTTGCAAGAACTGCATCAAGCGTTGACTACGTACTTCATTAGCCATCAAACTTTCTGTACCACGAGCTTTTACTTCTAGATCTCCTTTAATTTCTTTATCAAAGTCAAATTGCATGTTAAAGTTAAAAAATGCCTTACCAAGTGGAGCAAGCAAGTAGTCATCTATGTTTTTAACTACATTTCTAATGCTACCGTTGGCAGCAGACATAAGCATAGAAATACCAGAAGCGGTACGACCCACACCAGATACTCCTGTTTGACCATGAGCAAACGAAGGAAAACCAGTAGACTCATCAGCTAACACCCTTGCCTTGTCAAACATCTGCATATTTTCGTTTGATACGTTTGGAAACTTAGTACCAAAAATAGCCTGTCCTGGTGCTCCACCCTGACGCCTAAAGACTTTTCCAGGATATACAGACAAGTCCTGACCAGGAACTAAATTAGTCTCGTCCACTTCAATAAGCAAATTGCCTGACAGTGCAGCATTATCTACAGCCATACGCATAAACCCGTTCATAAGAGTTTGCGTATCGTCCATATTTTCTGCAATACCTACTCCAAAAATACTGTAAGGATTCATTTCGTAAGGAGCCGCAAAGTATGGAATATAAGCAGGAGTAAATGGGTTCATTACTAAGCGTAATACCTGACCATTACAAATCCAGACATTTACACTCAGTTGTTCAGAATCTTTTAAATCTTTTGGAATATCTATTTCTTGTTCTTCAAGAATTTCTGTATCTACAAAACCCCAAAACTCAAGAACTTCAAAACGCTCTGATTTAGATTCTTGAGCATCGTCTTCCATAGCTTGCTCCCACCATTCTTTTACGTAGGACTCACCAAGACGTAGTGCATTGTCAATGGCATTTTCTCTAAAGAAGGGACGGTTTTTAAGTGCACGTAGCTGTGACCTAGACATCTTGTGTCTTTCTACTACGTATTCAGCCTCTTCCATTGTGGCAGCATCTGGATCTGGATAAAAATTCCAAATAGAAACAGAAGTTGTCTGTGGAATAGTTTTAAAGACAGGAGAATAGTTTCCATCCTCATCCCAGTTTGCATATTCTTTATCTACTGCAAATGGACCTTTCATAATACCAGTTCCAAATAAAGCAGACTCAAATGCAGCAGCACGTAAATGTTTCTTTGCATGAGACTCTTCTAGTTGGTCATGTATTTTCTTTTCCATCTTTTTAGCTGCAACTTCTGCAGGAAAAAACTGAGGAGAAGTAGGAGTTTTAGCATACCCTGGTTTTAGTTTGTCTGAAATTGGTTCCAAAGAGTTTTCTAAACCAGCTAAACGTTCTCTAAACTCTTGGTAAGTTTCACCAGGAAGTAGCTCTGGTAAAGACTCATTTGCCTTTACTTGATCAGGATTAGTCTCAAAGTTTACAACTTCTTCTACATTGTCTGGAAGTCTGGTTGGATCAATACTAATAGGAAATTTATTTCCGCCAAAAAGTACATCTGCAATTTGTCCATATGCAGCTAATACTTTTGTCTTAGTAACTTTTACAAAGATTTGAGATTTTTCAGTAGAGGTAAATTGAACATCAGGTCCATATATACCACGATAATTACGGTAAGCTTGTATCCAACGTTGCTCTTCTGTTTCTCTGGCCGTTTCAGCTTTTGAATATTTTTCTTTTACAAAAGAAACAATTTGCCCAGCTTTTGGATCAGAGTATTGTTCTGGTTTTACATCATCAAGAGAGGAGCTTTCCTCCATATCCATGATCATATCTTCAAAGTCTTCTTCCATGTTTTACCCTTAATAGCCAAATGTTGCATCGGCAGCTTGAAACCCTGTTTTTAAATTAGATGGGTCAAAGTCAAATAGACTGCTTCTTGGTCTTGTCATTATACCATATCTTAAAGCATCATACAAGTGATCTTCTGCATTTGTATCTACATCTTCTGGATTATTTTTATCCAAAGGTATGGCAGGTAGCTGAGAAATGGTATGCTTACAAGTATTAAAAAATACGAGTCTTGGTTCCTCAGTAAACTCATCAACTTGGAGTCTTCTATGAATTTCATTTTTACCCGCAACACGAGACCCCCTTGATCTATCTGATGGTCTCCATCTACAACCTTTTATAATCATTTGCTCGGCTAGACTAGGACCAGTATCACCACGATTATGCCACAACGAGGAGTCTAAAACTCCATATCTCATTTTTTCACCATCTTCTATATCTAAAATCATATCTGCAAGATTGTCTGCAGTAACTTTAGAAACATACAACTCTCTATAAACTACGAGCTGTTCAGATGGAGTTACAGTAAACCAAAGAACTCCTGTATGAGAACCATATCCATAGTCACAAGCTCTAAACTTTACCCAACTGTTTGGTATGTCATAAGGTTCTATAACGTGTATATTACGATTAAATTCAGGAAACGCTGCACCCTCATTTATATCCCAATCGCCCTCTAGCAATTGCCTTCTTTGATGCTCTGGCAACGACAAAAGGTTGGCTTCGTACATACCATCTTCTGCCAGATAGGGATTATCAAAGAGGGTGGCTGGAATAAATTTACGTTTGAACAGAGGCTCACCCTCTCTACTATGACCTTTCGGCCAAGTAATAACATTACCACTTTCTATATCTGTAGCCCAAAAAGACTTATTGTGAACTCCAGGATCAATAAAGGTTTTCTTAACCCAACTATGACCTGGCCCTCCTGGGTTTGATGTAGCTCTCATGTACAAAGGTAAGCCACTAGCTTTTGTACTACGCAGACGTGACCTCATATAGTTCCAAGGATAAGGAGTAGGCCATTGAGTAAGTTCGTCAAATCCAATCCAGTTAAATGCCTGACCTTGGTAACGCATTACGTCATCATCACGGTCTAGGTATGACATCCAGAGAGTTGCTCCACTAGGTGCTACCCAAGTCTTGTCTCTCTCCATAAACTTAATTCCAGGAATTGCTTTGGGGTACAACTCTTTTGATACTGAAATAAGTTCTCTTAATTCTTCTGTGCTTCTACGTACAAGCAGCATACGTGCCTGAGGGTTATTTAAGTAACGTACTGGGTCAGCAACCATTGCGTAGGATTTACCACCACCAGCACTACCTCCGTACAACACTTCTTGTTCTGTGGCAGAAAGAAAATCTGTTTGAGGTCCAGCGTTAGGTTGAAAGATTATTTCTCGTACAGCTTTTTCTACATCAATTGATGGGGGCAATGGCTGCGCCGATACTACCTCTTCTGATTTTTTCTTCAAGCTTTTCCGCCTTTTCGAGAGCCTTTTTGTATCGCTCGGCAAGGTAACGTTGGTTTGAAGCTTCTCTCTTGTACTTTTCTTCAAGTTTAACTCTCTTGTATAATCCTACATGTGACATATACCTACCTGATTCGTTACTTAACCAGTTTGCTACATCTCTGTAACTGTACTGTTTAAGAAACTTTTTAGCTTGTTCATAAAGTTCAAGCTCATCCTGTATAGGTAAAAGAATCTCAGGATCATTAGGATCTTCTTCGTATCCAAAAGGAATTGTTCTGCCTACTCTAACTAAAGGGTACCAGACTTTATTTCCATCTACTCTTTCTGGAGCAGGAAGTCTCCAAGTTTTATGTGTCTTCATTTTCTTTTGGGGGTAAAATAAACAAAGGACTTTCTGACTTTACCTCAACTTTTTCTGTTTTAGCAAATCCAGCTCTGTCCAAAAAGTCTTTAGCAGCAGCCATCTTTTCTTTATTTCCCAAGTCTGTAGGATTTTGAAGTATCTCCATCATAGACCAAGCTGCCTGTGGTCCACGAGTTGCAATAAACTTTTTAGTAAGTTCTGCAACCTCATCAATCAGACTGTTCATAACGGTTGTTGAAGATGTACCCTCAGCATATCCAGCAAGCTTAATAGCTTTAACTGGATTGCCTTGGGCTTCTTCAAACAAGACATCTAAAAACTTTTGCTGTTTTTCAGTAAGGTTTTTTGCCATTTACTTTTTCTTTTTCTTTTCTGCAGCACGTATCTTAGCACGTTCTACTGCAGTTAAAGGTCCAAATTTTTCTAGAGCTTTTTTAGCTGCAGCATTTCCAGGGTTTTCAACAGCTTTTTTAACGGCTGCTTCTCTACGTGCACTAGCTGATGGTTTAAGAGCTTTTTTAGTATCTTTTACAATTTGATCAGTAGGGCTTCTAGAAGGAGCAAACATCTTTGGAGAATCCAACATAGAAGTTTTTACTTTTGGCTGAGATGCAGTTTTAGCAGTTTTTGGCTCTGTAGGACGAGCTTTGGGGCGAAGAGAAGTTGACATGGGTTTGCTGAGATCTGATGCATAAACAGCAGCCATAACCTTTCCATTTTTGTCCGTATAGTACAAAGCTCCTGCTTTCTTAGCTGCAGCAATACTTTTGTATTTACTTGCTTTAGCTTTTTCTGCAGAAAGAGAAGAACCTTTTTCTTTAATTTTTGCATTAAGATATTCACGTAAAGTAGCCATTATTTTTTTCCTCGTTTTTGTGTTCCTGGATTTGATGCACCACATTTAGCCATACCACCGTGTACATACCCAGATCTTTTTTTAGGCATACCGCCTTTATTCATTCCCATACCAGAAGTCATTCCTCTGGCAGACATCATACCCTGAGGGGAACGATTTGCCGAGGGACGATAACGACTTTGCTCCCCTTCCATAGGTGTTGTAGGCCCACCTAAAGCATAACCTTTTTTCATGTGATAACCCTTTCCTCCACAATGATTACAACCTTTACCTTTACATTTTGGACATGTAACTTTATTCATTTTGTTAGACCTCTTATCTACACCTTCAATTTTACCTTTATTTTTTGATGCATAAAACACTTCTTTTCCCTTTTTAGGTCCATATTTGTCTTTCATAGACTTCATAATTTTTTGACCTTTTTCAGTAAGGGGCATTTTAAAATTCCTATGCTACAACAAAATCTACAATTTGTCCTTGTGGTACTTTATTCTGATTGTGTGGATGATAAGCATAAATACTTTCATTCTTAAACTGTTCTGCTCTTTTATCTACAGCTTTTTGAGTTTCTTCTACTACTCTTTGCTTTTCCGTAGGTACCTTGTCAAAAGGCATCTGAGGCAAAGGTAAATAATCTAAAAGACCTAAACTAATAGCCATTTACGTTTTTTCTTTTTCTTAGTTGTCCAAGCTTCATTTTCAGGAGTATTAGGATCATCTGCAATATAATGACCTTTAGAGTTTCTAGCACGAACTAGCTCTACTTCTTGTGTGCATAACTCTTCTACTAGATTATCTTTATACCAAACCTGTCCATAAGCGTCTACCCCAGCTACAGGTTGCCCTTGGGGCGAATAGACGGTGTTTTCATCAACAGTATAGTTAGATTTTTCTAAGACTTCTTTGTGGTCCTTAAACATTATTTCTTTTTCCTTACCATTCCACCTTTAGCGGCTCTAAAGGGTTTCGTCTTTTTTGCAATGCTTTTAGGTTGAGCCACAAACTGCTTACCTGCCTTCGTGCCTTGTCGTTTAGCTCTGGTTGTAGCGGCATACTCACTGCTGCTAAGAGACTTAATAGCTGAAGAAGGAAGGTAACGTTCACCAGTTGCTTTTGGCCCTTGAGTAGATGGCTTACCACTCTTGGTTCTCCACTTTTGTTTAGTCCAATTTTTTAAAGACTTTTGAGATTTAGCGAGGGCCATTACGTATAGCCCCCACCTTTTGCTTTATATTGCTTTGCAACCATTTGTGCCTTCCTAGCGCTCCACTGTCCAGGCTTTCCACCTTTGCTGCCAGCTTTAACGGACGCAACAAGACGCTTACGCATAGTAGGCTTAGTATAATTACCCGCTGCATTTATCGTAGATTTTCGAGTAGATTTCGCCACTTAAGAACCTTTTACCCACTTTTTAGATGGAGACTTTGTTTTACTGGGACTCCACTTAACTTTATCAGCCCAATAAGCTGCAGACATTTTACCTTTTGAAATATTTTTAGCGTGACGAGATTTAAAAGCTTCTCGTTGTCCAGCAGTCTGGTTAGTCTTTACACCTTTTTGACCAAACTTAATATACTTATACTTACCACCTTCAGAAGCCATAACGTGATGAGATTTACCACTGCTATCGTTTAAACGTTGCGGTTTGTTGACTCCTTTGAGTCCCACCTCTTTCATTTTATTTTTAACTCTTTCAGGTATGGACATTAAAGTTTTCCTGCATTTTTGTTTCTAGGAAAAGATCTGTTTGCACGTTTTGTAGTTACAGACAAATTTTTCTTAGAGTTATCTCTGGGATTGCCATTTTTATGATTGACATCTTTGCCATCACCTTTACGAACTACACCAGTTTTAGTTAAAACACTTCTAGCAGAGTTACGAGAAGCTCTGTTTTTCTTTTGCTTTGAACTGCTGTGGTAGTTTTTATATTCGCTTTTATAGTTTCTCATGGGCCTAAACTACAGGGGGAACAAGGACGGTTCTCTTTTTACCCCTGCTTTCTATTATAAATTCATCTACTAAACTTATACCGTCAAATTACATCATTTCAAAGTGAGGTGCATCAATAAAGGGTCTACGTCCTTCAGAACGACGAAGGTCAATATAAGCATTCATTGCATCTTCTGCGCTACCCTCATAAAGTCTGATATCTCCCTCAGACCAAGCAGCTCCCCACTTTATTGCTACGGAGTGTCTACGAGCTGCTTCTGCCATTGCATCACAAATATCATCATAAACATTTAGTTCCCAAGAGACATTAGAACCAAAATAAGCAACAAGGTCTACAGCTCTACCTTCAAGGTGCTTAGACTTCATTGTTTGTGATCTACCAGACTCATAGAGTTCTTTTTGTTCTTCTAAAGTACGAAGCCCATAAGTAACTCCAAAGTCTACCTTTGTGAGCTTAATAGCTTCCAGTACCACATTTACTAGATCTTTTTCTACACCTTCAAGTTTACGAATACTTCTTTCGCTAAGTTTAAATGCCATTACTTTTTCCTCTTTGTAACTGAACCACCTTTGTTCAGTAATACACGGGTTGGTTGCTTAGTTTTTCTACCTGGTTTAGATGGTGCGGGGTTTTTCTTAGAAGGCGGGGGGCCGTAAAGGTCTCTAATAATTTTATCAAAATAGACTGGGTTTTCTTTAATAATTTGTCTTAACTTAATTTTTTCTGAACCAGTAAACCGTGGTTTTTCACCTTTACCAGAACCTGTTGGATCTACTGCCATTATTTTTTCTTTCTTGCTACAGTTTTCTTTTTCTTTTTAGGCATAGCTTTTAGAGGCACAGCTCCTACAGAAATAACTATTGCCATCTTACTTTTTTTAGGAGTAGGTTTCTTAGCCATTAGATATCTATTCCCTTTGATTTAGTTACGGACATGTCTACACATTTTAAAATAGCAACTGCTGATGGATCAGGTTTAGTGTTTTCAAGTTTTATCATAATTTCTTGACGAATAACTTCACACATTTCTTCATTGGGAAACAGTGCTTGATTGACTATTACCTGGTGTTGTCCCTGAAACATTAGCATTGTTATTAGTATGTACATTTGGGTTTCTCCTAAAGAGGAGTAAAATAAAATTCAAACAACCTCTTGCTATTTCTGTTGGGGTAGGTAAAAGCCATCCAAGAATTAATAATAAAATAACCCAAGGTGGTATGTTAGTATTTAGTATTTGTAGGTTATCTACTACACCAGCCTCAACTTCTTTTGTTGTATTTACTACATCCCTACCTGCATTTATTTCTTCTTCAAAGGTAACTGCTGACTGTCTATTCTCTTTGCCTATCTGAGCATTTGAATTAACTGTTGGGCCTCCACCACCCCCAGATAAAATTCCTAAGCTGCTTAATCCGCAACTTGATAAAAACAAAAATAGTATTAGCCATTTCATTTTTCATTCTTTACCACTCGGTCAGTTTTCGCTTCTTTATTCATCCAAATGCCAAAACAACCTGTTAGTGCACCCATACAAACTGATACCAATCCAGCCTGTGATGTAGTTGGTTCTGGTAGAGACATAAACCAATGTACAGACTGATAGGTTAAAATTGTAACGACTAGCATCATCAATCTTGGAAATACCTTGTAGTTGTCTATAATCGTACTAGCCATATTCTCTCTTTCTATGCGGTTCAAACACGTCATGGGCCTCAAGCATACCTTCGAGATACATAGCTCTCTCTACATGATCTAAAGTATACTTAATGCCTGTGTCTTGGAATATCTTTTCTCTTACATAAAAAACGTCAGACCTTGGTATGTGAACTCTTCTAAGTCTACCTTCGTCTTCACTTGCAAGAGCTAAGTAAAATTCTTCTATTACTTGATCTGAAGAATACAATTTTGGTTTTGACATGCTAGTTATATCCTAATGTGTACTTAAAGTCAACCCTTTTTAGTTAGGAGACGACAAAAAAATTAGATACATCCTACTATAGTACTACTAAAGTACTCTACTATAGTAAAATACTACAGTAATATACTATAGTAACTTTAAATATATAACAAAAATAATAAAACTACTCTAGTATACTACAGTATATACTATATGTTATACTAAAGTACCCCCTTCTGTCAAGTATTTTTTTAGTTATTTTGTAATTTTATTGATAAATACTTAAAGGCGCCACTAAAATTTTAGATAACAGGGATAAAATACCTCTAGGAGGCTCTCAGAAGCTCTTACAGTGGGGTAAAAGCTAAAAAATGACCTGGGGTAGCCTACAGAAGTTTAGTTACTGTAGCCCCCTTTATATTCCTTGTAACAAATTATAGCTTTTTCTTATGCTTTATACTTATTTCTTATACAAATTTTGTGATCACAAAGTATTTTGACCATTTGGTTAACAACTTGATTTTTCCCATCTCTGTCAAAGGGTGTGTATACGTACGTATATCCCCCCAGTGGCCCATGCCCCCCGTAAGCATAGTGGACCTATCCTTTCGTATACAGAAACTACTATCATGTGTAGCTAAATATCTGTTTTTATTACTCTCGCAATACAATAGAACATAGTTGAATGAGGGTATTTACCCAATGGAATATATGAAATTTCATACATTAATCCGTTCGCAGAGGTTATGCCCAACTTTAGTCTTATTCCTATCCGCTAGAACTATAACCTATCCTTCCGTATCAATCTTCTATCCGTTTAAACTCTACGCTATCCTTCTG